GCATACGCACAGCGAGCATACCAATGTTCCGTTTGCATATGCCTTGTGCCTTTCGTTGATCAAGGTGGCTCATCAGAATGCGATGCCTGCTCCGATGCGTGACATCGTCAACAACCTAAATGACATGGACGACATGTTCAAGCTGGACGACGATGCCTACAATATCAACAAGTGGTTGCGTAACCGACGACAGAAGTACGGTTTTACCACAGATCCTGACTTCATGACCGAGAACGAGTGGAGCGATTGGAAGGACGCACTATGAGACAATTCGACAAGCAATACACATTTATTGAGAACTACCTCAGGTCGTACGGACATCATGTGCATCCGGAAGACACCGATGACATCTTCCAGGCATCTGCCATGAGGGCACTGCAGCGCGGCGATACGCATGAAAGCGACAACTTCTTTGGCTACCTTGCGTATTCCTGCCTTGATTTCTTCAGGGAGCTGAAAAAGCGTAATTACAAGCAATTGCGTGAGTTTTCAGACAAACCTTCAATATCGATCACATCAGAGGATATTGATCTTCTGAACAAGGCTATTGCAGGACTTCCTGAAAAGCAGCAACATGCCATTACCTGTGCATTGAGGGGAATGGACGGGCACCAGATCGCCATTACTGGCGGCACCAATTTCAACGTGGCCTGCATCAACAGGTGCAGGGCGGTCAAGACTCTCAGGATCCAGCTAGGCTAATTACCCGCCCCCTAATAGGAAACAACCAGAATACATATAGGGGAGATACTAGATGACATGATCTAGTATCTCCCTTATAATCTACAGGAGAATCCAATGGAAGACTTCGTTACCATCGATGCGCCTCTTGACAAGAGCGCCCTTCTTCAGCAGGCATCCCTCATCTACAGGGCTTGGGAAGCCGACAAGGATAGTCCCAATGCCCGTCTTCTCATGGGCATTGCGTCCATGTTGTTTCACCTTCACGATGGTTCTCTTGTCCTCAAGCAGAACATCACCAAGGTGAACATGGATGTCTACTGATGCAATATCAGGAACTAATCGACCGTCTTGAGAAGATGGCGGTCAGTAATTTCATCGACAACAGCGCTGCACGAACAGCCATGCAGCAGGCGGCTAACGCCATCAAGCGGCTGGAACACCGGGTCAACACCCAAGAACTGGAGATCAAGACAAATGGACTGGATGCTCATCATCGGAACCGCGACCTTCGCTAGCACCTCGCTCGTCTACGTCTGGTACCTTCACAAGTCCCTCGAGTTGCTTCGTGGCAAGGTCAACGACCTCAGCAACATGTACGACAAGCTCGAGCGTCACACGCTTATCATCGAGGATCGCTTTGAGGCGATGAACAATCAGATGTACAACCTCAGCAGCAAGATGAATATTCTTCGTCCAGAGGTTGACGTTGCTTTCGTGACTCAGGAGTTGAACTACGCAAAGCAGGATCTTGAGCACTTTGACAAGTCTGCAAAGGATGCAAGGATCAAGATCAAGAACCTCACTGCCAAGCTCAAGAGCATGAAGAATGGCTAATGAACTCATGTTTCTTCTGTTTGTGGTTGGACTGTTGGCATTGGGTTTCATCGTTGGATTTGCAACGGCAGTAATCCTGTCATTGGAGTAGTCTAGATGCCATTTAAAAGCAAGAAGCAACGGGCATGGATGTACGCAAACGAACCTGAGATGGCCGAGCGCTGGCAGAAGAAGACTGGAAAAAAGAAGCTTCCTCTGCGAGCTAAGAAGAAAAAGAAGAAGCAGAAGCGCAAGCAATGAAACCTAAATGGGATGAACGCCGTCTTGCCGTATGGCGCAACCAGGGAATCAGGGGAATGACCCGTGGTCTGTTCTTCCGAATGTGGGAGAAGCAAGGCGGCAAGTGTCGCATATGCAGCGAGGTCCTTAGCGTTGGCTCGAGCGGACGCTCGGGCTTCACTCTAGACCACGACCATGACACTGGCCGTCCCCGGTCCCTGTTGTGCCAGGGATGCAACAAGCACGCCGCGCTCAAGGAAGGCGCGGACATCAATCAATTCAAGGACACACCGTACTACGACTACGTGCAGCAGCACAGGAAGGTCAACGATGTGGAAGGACTTGACGGATCAGGAGAAGACAAGATGGACGGTCGAGAACGATGAGCGTGAGTCGCAATCAATAGAGGATGGGGTGGCTCGAATGCGACGAGCCATGGAGCACATCGAGGTAACGACACCTGAGCGTCGACGCATCCTCGAGCGGTTTGACGCCGTCAGCAAGGCAATTGAGAAGGATCAGAAGGCTCTGCTGGGAGGCATGGCGCTACCCGGCAGGCCTCAGACATGGGCTCCTGCATACCTGACAATGGACGCCGACAAGCTGGCGGTCATGGTGCTGCAGGTTCTCACCACGGTCAGGGATGGATCCTATAGGATGACCTCGCTTGCGTTCCGTGTAGCGGAATATGTCAAGATCCAGCACGAACTGGAGGAGGTCATCAGGAGCAACAAGCAGAGATCAAAGGAAGAGCGTGGCTTTTCTCGGTCGTTCATCGATCGTCTTCGTGGTGACACCACTAAGGTAAAGAAGCTGTTCAAGAAGATCAATGAAGGACCACTCAAGTGGACCCCTACGCAACGCATCGGGATCGGCAGCAGGTTGATCAAGATCGTCTGCGACTGTGGAGTAGGGTGGGAATTGTTGCTGGAGCGGGAGAAAAGCAAGACGGTCTATTATGTGAATCCCACCCCTGAACTCCTTGAGGAGTATGCCAAGGCGACTGAAGACAGCGCTGCCTTGGCTACGCCAGTGTACAAGCCAATGACTTGTCCACCGGTTGACTGGGTTCAGAATGGAGACAGTATTGTAGGTGGCTATCGCCTGCTTCGCCCATCTCCCATCAAGTACAACGGCATTGCATCCCAGCATAAACCTGATCTTGCAAAGCATGACTTGACGGAGGTGCTCGGTGCAGTGAACGCCATTCAATCAGTGGAGTGGCGGATCGACTGCGATGTGCTTGCTATTGCAAGACGAATGCTAAAGTCGAACAACCTGCAGTGGGACCACCTTGTTCCATCGGCTGGATCACGACCGCGTCTTGATCCCATTGCCAAGGGAGCCAGCAAGGCTGAGATCAAGATCTGGCGACAGAAGAAGGAAGCCGTGTACTCCGAGTTCAAGGAGAAGGCGGCAAAGAGAATCAGAGTGGCATACGCCGTTGCTACCGCCGATTCGCTTGTAGGCAGACCGGTGTTCTTTGTCCATACAATGGACTGGCGTGGGCGGATCTATCCTTGTCCAACGGCTATCTCCCCTCAGGGAACAGACCTTGAGAAGGCGCTGATACGGTACAGGGAGAAGGTTCCTCTTGGTCCCAACGGACTCGAGGACCTGAAGATCCGGGCAGCAGGATGCGCAGGAATGGATAAGATTCCGTTTCCAGACAGAGTGTCGTGGTGGAACTCTACGTGGGGAGACAATCCCGATGTCGAGAACGACATGCGCTGGACCGAGTATGACGATCCATTCCTGTTCTTTCAAGCCGCAAGGGAGATCAGGAGTGCGATCGCGTCGGGCACTCCTGCCTTGTATCTCAGCGATCTATCCATATGCGTGGATGGATCGCAGAACGGCTTGCAGCATCTATCTGCCATGGGCAGGGATGAAGTAGGTGGCGAGGCGGTCAATCTTGTAGATGGAGACCGCCCAAGGGACCTATATGCCAATGTAGGCAATCTTGTGTACGATTGCGTCGTGGCTGACGCTGCTCTAGCGGAGAAAACAGGAGATGTGGTTGATGATTGCGGTGAGCCTGTACCTAGCTTGGTCTGGATGGAGGAACTCGAGAACCCGAAGGCAAGGCGCAAAGTCGTCAAGCGTTCGGTGCTCGCGTATCCATACGGAGTGACAAAGCCAGGCATGCGTGACGGACTGATAGCGGATGGGTTTACAAACGGCCTGCAAGGATCCAAGCATAGGAATGCATGGTACCTTGCAGAACGCATTGATTCATCCGTAAGAAATGTCGTAATCTCAGCAGCCAGGCTGATGGACTGGTTCAGGCTGGTGGCAGAGGAGCTAGGCAAGATTGAAAGACCAGTTGCGTGGACCACTCCGGCTGGCTTTCCATGCAAGATGCGATATCTTGTGCAGGAGGACAAGCGCATCGAGGTAAACAGCATGCGCCTGACGATACGCAGCGATACGGAGGCAATGGATGTAGCCGCACAGGTGCGTGGAGTTGTTGCCAACATCGTCCACTCGCTTGATTCGGCGCATCTTGTGAAGACATGCCACAGGATGATCAAGCAGGACTATAGGTCCTTCCAGTTCATCCACGATTCATTTGGATGCCATGCAGGTCGAATCAGGTTCATGAACGCAGCACTTAGGCAGGAATTCGTCAAGATGCACTCAGCGGACATCACCGGCTATTTCTACAGGTATGCCATTGAACAGGGCGTGGATGTTCCTGTTCCTCCTCCTGTCGGCAACCTGAATCTCGAGGATGTGAAGATGTCTCGGTTCTTCTTCTCGTAATTACCCACCACCTAATAGGAGAATCCATGAATAGGGTTGCATTGATAGACTCAGACATCGTGGCCTATAGGGCTGCTGTGTTGACTGAAAACGACTCAGAGGATGCGGCAATCCAGTTATGCCGTGACATCCACCAGACGTGGATGGATGCGGCACGGTGCGATTCAATGGTGCCTTGCCTTACATACGGCAAGTCATTCAGATGCAACAGCTGGCCTGAATACAAGGCAAACCGCAAAGATAAGCCCAAGCCAAAGCATCTAGGTGCAGTCCGCAACAGTTTCAACTGGATGTCCATGTTCCATAACGGATGGGAGGCTGACGATGTACTCGGATTCCTGCATACCATGACATGGGCGGATTGCGAGACAGTGATCGTCACAGTCGACAAGGACCTGGATCAGATCCCTGGATGGCACTGCAATCCAGACAAGGAGACAGTGTACGAGGTGTCTCCTGACAACTCATCTCTGTACAGATGGATGCAGGTTCTGTCGGGAGACACGACAGACAATTACGCCGGTATTCCAAAGATCGGGGAAAAGAAAGCGCATAAACTTCTAGAGGATGTCCAGTTGTCCGACTACGAATCGACGGTCAGGGCAATCTACCTTGAAAAGGGACTTGATGAATCGTATCTTCAGTCCATGATTGCATGCGCTACAATCGTAACCTACAACAAGGATATTGAATGCGAGCTGTTATCGCCGGATTCGACCGTGGAGTCCACTCTTGTACCTTTCCTGCGGTCACTACCGCAGCGGTTGTCCTTGCCCGTAGCGGCTGGGATGTGATCAATCCTGTCACTCAGGACAACAAGACAATGTGGCCTACAGGCATCTCACCTCCTACCAGGGCATTCAGAAACCTGGCTATTGTAGAGGATGTCAAGTCGATGAGCGAACCCGGAGTCACCTTGTTTCTTCTTCCTGGATGGACCCAGTATGAAGAGGCACATGCAATGGTGGCCGTGGCAAAGGCGATGGGCAGGGACGTCCAAGACCTACCTGAATCAATCTTCAACAAGGAGCCAGAATGTCAAGAGTCCTCGTAATCGGTGACACTCATTGTCCCGCCATGCACGACGACTATGTGCCTTTCCTAAAGAAAGTTCAGAAGAAGTGGAAGACATCGCGCACTATCCACATCGGGGATGTGATCGATCATCATTGCATCTCGTTCCACGATAAGCATCCCGACAATGAGGGAGCAGTGCTTGAGTACAAGCAGAGTCGCCGTCAGGTCAACATGCTGTACAAAGAATGGCCAAGCATGGTCATCACCATCGGCAATCACGACGCACGCGTAAGGCGTCTCAACTCCAAGGTCGGCATTCCGGCTCTGTACCTCAAGGAGTTCAACGATCTTTACGGTACATCCACATGGCAGTGGACCGAATCCGTCACGATCGATGGCGTTCACTACTATCATGGAGAGGGTGCGGGAGGACAGCATCCTGCGTTCTCAGCTGCAAAGATGCGAATGCAGCCGACAGTCATGGGGCATTATCATTCAGCCTGCGGAGTGTGGTATCAGGCTGGACCCACGCAGAAGGTGTGGGGCATGAACGTAGGTTGCGGTGTCGACCGCAGCCACTGGTCAATGCAGTACGGTGCTGCATTCCTAAAGAAGCCAATCATTGCATGCGGTGTCGTCATCGACGGGACGCCATTCGTGGAGACCATGGATCTATGAACAGGACATCAAAGGACTGGGAGATCATGATCACGGCAATCACAAAGTCAGTGATCGAAAGTGGAGCGCCAAAGGAAGAGTGGGAGCAGGGTTGGCATTGGTGCAACGAATGGGATGGAATGCTTGTCGGTCCCAACACCGATGAAGCGCTTGTCTGCTCCTGCGGTCATCCTGCCATCGAAAGATGGAAGGAATCGGAGGAAGGTAAGAAGATGCAGAAGGCTCTTGACGAGCGATTTGAAAAACTCACCGAGAAAAACTTCTTGATGGAGGACGGCAAGTGACAACCAAAGAACACATGGAGGCAAAAATCCAGCAACTGATTGCCAAGTGTGATCGCTTGACGCGTGAACGCGACGAGGCGCGTCGAGAAGTGTGCAACTTGCGTCCAAGCGTTTGCCTTGGCGCACAAACCGCCGACGAGTTTGCGAATCAGCGCGGCTGGGACTGCTACAAGGAGGATGGCAAGTGAATAATGAATACAATAATGTTACGAAAGATCCATTTCTTGACGAATACTACAAGATCTTAAATGGATTTGGTCAGCCTGAGATCATCGACAAGATGATCTACGAACGCCACGATCAGCGCAACTGTTCTCCACGTATTCAGGATGCCATCTTGGATGCGGCATGGCAGATCAAGAACAAGTGGATAAAAGAAGAGACACGTGAGTTCGTGCTGCGTATGTCATGGCACATTCTGCACCTTGAGGAAACACTCAAGCGGAACAACATTGACCACGAACAATACCGTAGTTACTACAGAATGCCAAAGGAAGATTCAAATGAATAGTGAACGCTACATCGAACTTGACCGATCAGGAACAGGACTCACCAAGGAAGAGTGGGAGGATCGCATCCGACATGGTCTCAAGATCGTGATGAACCTCACTAACGCAGCCCTTGCCAAGGAGGCAAAGTGAACAAGGCAAACCTTCGAAAGCTAATTGAAATTGCTGGAGATCTTGAGGATCTTGTGCTGAACAATGAAAGAATGAGCCGATCCGACGTCGACATCAAGCTGTCAAGCGCCTATGTCCGCATGACAGAGGTGGTCGGGGCCATCATGCTCGAGCATGACGAGATTAGCGGGGCAATTGAATGAGGATAAACCAAGTACGCCAGCTACTGGAGCAGTGGCAGGTGCGGCTTGGTCTCGGAGTGTGGCGGATAACAGTGAAGTGGGTTGCTCTGGAAAACGAACACGGAAACGTGGAGTTCGACGTGCTGCACCGCATCGCCACAGTAGGGATCAACAAGCCGAAGCTACTGCCCCAGCCCATCACGGTGGAGTATGTGCTTGTGCACGAACTGCTCCATCTAGTTCTAATTGAACTTGAGCTGGTAGAAAAGGCAAAGACAGATCAGAAAGACATGGTTCTCGAGCGTGTCGTGAACCAACTTACAATCGCATTATTGGAGCGAAAGCAATGAATAACGGAAAGCCCAGCATCTATTTCTCACCCACCATGAAGAGCCCCGCGGGTTCCGCCCTCTTCGCAAAGCTCGAGGAGCCTGACGTGTTCAGGGGTGGCGAGCCCACCTGGAAGATCACCGTCGTCTTCGATCCCAACGACAGCGAATACGTCGCCATGATCGCTGATCTCGACAAGTTTGCGGCGGCCTTCTCCAAGGAGTGCGGTCGTCCCGTCGATCCTAAGTCCGTTCTTCGCAGCGACAAGAACACCGGCCAGCCGTGCATCACATTCAAGTCCAAGGCAAAGATGGGCGATGACGGCAAGTACATGAAGCTTCAGGTCGTTGACGCGGCAAAGGAAGCCACCACTGAGCCGTGGAACGGCGACAAGGTTCGAGTCGCCTTCAAGTTCGGTGGGTGGACCTCCCCGTTCGGGGCCGGCATCAAGCCGTACCTCAGCGCGGTTCAGGTCATCGAGCGTCGTCCCAAGGGAGCCAGCGGCTTCAATGCCGTCAATGTCTTTGACGAAGCCCCCGCCGTCGAGACGCCGTTCTAATGATCCACGTATTCAAGATCGATGCGGTCCCTGCTTCGAGGCCTCGAGTCTCGAAGTATGGGACCTATTATCTTCCTACCTATCGTGCCTTCAAAAAGCAGATGGAGGAATTGATTGCAAAAGATCGAGATCAGTTTATTCGGCATCAGGGTCCGCTGTCTGTAGTCGTACTGTGCGCTGTTCAAAAGCCCAAGACTACGAAGCGAGACTATCCGGTTGGAGATGTCGACAACTATGCTAAGGCTGTCTTGGATTCCTTAAATGGAATCCTATGGGATGATGACATCCAAATCACGGAATTGACTGTGCGCAAGTGCTATTGCGCAGATGATCAGCCATTCATCTATGTCGAGGTAAATGATGGAATTGAAGTCCAAAGTAGTCTCTCGGCAGACGTGTCCAAGGTGCGCAAGCAACGGAAGGGATCGAAGCGGCGACAATCTCGCCGTGTATGACGATGGCCATGGATATTGCCACGCATGCGGACACTATGAGAAAGACGCGGATACAAAGGAACAGGTGCAGCGAATGGATACAGTAGTGTCTATCGGTGAATACAAGGACCTGCCTCACCGCAGGCTGTCAGCCGACACATGCCGAATGTACGGCTATTCAGTCAACGGACAGATCGAGATTGCATCATATGTCCGTGATGGCAAGGTGGTGGGTCAGAAACTCAGGCGCCCTGATAAGAAGTTCTCCTGCCTGGGGGACATGTCATCGCCTCCGTTATTCGGTCAGCATCTTTGGAAGACAGGTGGCAAGCGCATCGTCGTTACCGAAGGCGAGATCGACTGCCTTACGATTGCACAGGCACAGGACTGCAAGTGGCCGGTTGTGTCGCTGCCAACGGGAGCATCGGCAGCGGCCTCCTCAGTCAAGGCAAACTACGAATTCCTTGCATCCTATGACGAGGTGGTTCTGTGCTTTGACAGTGACGAGCCTGGCCGTGCGGCGGCTATTGCAGCAGCGGAGATCCTGCCTCCAGGCAAGGCAAAGATCGTCACGCTTCCACGCAAGGATGCCAACGAGATGTGGATGGCTGGCGAGGCTCGACAGCTGATCACATGCCTGTGGGAAGCCCAGACCTACCGTCCTGACGGCATTATGCACGTCAAAGACGTGGCTCCGTCGTCCTGTTCTGCAGGAGAAGTATGGGAATTCCCATGGCCTACCCTGACCGATTACCTTATTGGACAACGAGCAGGAGAGATCACGCTATGGACGTCAGGCACAGGCAGCGGAAAGTCGACCATCATCAGGGAGCTGGCGATGCACCATCTCGACCAGGGACGTCCTGTCGGCATGATCATGCTGGAGGAGTCACCGAGCGAGACGGTGGACGACATCGTGTCCCTGCTGATCAACAAGCCAGTCCGACGCACCCATGCGTTGCATGCCCTCAACTCCCTTCGGGTTGCTACAGGCAAGCCAGCCGTTCCAGCTGACTTCGATGACTCGCTGGATGCTGAGGAGTACACGCTTGCACGCATGGCCCTTGACCGCAAGCCGCTGTATATCTACGACCATCTAGGTTCGTCCAGCTTTGACAACCTGATCAGCCGCATCGAGTACATGGCTGTCGGTCTTGGATGCAAGGTGGTGATCCTTGATCACATTACTGCAGCTGTTGCCGGAATGCTGGCTAATTCCGATGACGGTGGTTCGGAACGTCTGATGATCGATGAGATGATGAAGCAGCTGCGCTCCATCGTGGAACGCACGGGCATCCATCTTGACGTCATCAGCCAGCTTCGCAAGCCATCGTCAGGCAAGG